ATGGATTACGTCTTTCGCATCTAAATAATCCCATCCAACAAGTGTAAAAGAATAACCTTCAACCCCATTGATAGTACCATCAGATATGATGGCTATGTACTGCGGAGGGAGCACGACTAATTCTTGAACCTTACCGCTTTCTAAACGGTTAGCCCATACAAAAGAATTGCCGCAAATAAGTTTATAACCAATAACGCTTTCAATAAACTCAGAAAGAGATTGATAAGGGTTTGGTTTTTCTAATAAGATATTTAATGGGGAATCAGCAATCTCACTTACAGCCTTTACTCTCATTAACTCTGCTTTCGCTAAGTCTTGAGTAGTGTTTGAGTTTTTAGTGAGTGCTTCATATCTTGTAAGGGATTTCTTATCCTTTACCTTGTAAACGTAAAATGGAACAGTAGATACAGTTTTTGATATACGCTTAATGATGGCGTACACCTCACTATTGTTTTCGTAGTCAAGTACAAATTTTCTTTGGTTAAGTTCTGGATATAAAGTTCTTCCAGCAAGTAATCCTCCAAAATCGGCAAATGGACTGGTAACTTGTATCATTCCATTAGGAGCTTGTGCCTTTTGTTGAAAAGGGTTAATGGCTCCGAATATGTCAGTTAATTTCACGCTATATGATATTTTTACAAAAGTAACAAATTTTTAGCCTACACTACCCAACCTCTTTTCGGTTTGGCAAATTTTGAGTATATGGCATACCTCATGGCATCCATCAAGTGGTCTCTAAACTTAACTGGTTCATCCAACGTATTGCCATCGTTATCAGTTTTCCATTTATAGTTTTTAAACTCATCTAACAAATCTAACGAATCGCTTTTAACTATCAACGGAAATGACTTTACCTTGTTGATACCAGCAAAAACATCTTTAACGGCCGATTTAAGGCTAAATCCAGCCTTATTAATCTCAGCTATGGTCTTGGGTTCAGCAGCATCAGCAAATATCTCTGTGCGTCTGTCAAAGCCAAAAGCCTTTAGCCTATCGATAAGTAGTGAGGTAGACATTTTAGTTTCGTAGATGAGTTGCTCCACAAACATCTCGTTATCGAAGTGTTTGATACGCACCAGTGCGGTTTGATTGTTGTAGCCAAAATCCAGTCCATAAAATATTTCCCCTCCTTCTGGGAAGTTTCGTCTGCGTTTCCAATGGGTATAAATAGTTGCCTCTGATATTGCTCGTTCACCTAAACCATAAACTCTCCAATATTCATGGTCGGCATCCTTTAGTCTCTCAATTTCCTCCACCAAAGATTTCTCAAGGAATGGGTTGTCTTTGTAGGTAGTGATGGTAAAGTCGGTATCTTCTCTGGTAATTACCTTGTCGTATATCCAAGAGTAGTAATCTGAAGGGTTATAGTCAATTACAATCTTTTCTGTGGTTCTTAGTGCTAACTGCATCCAAGATTCGTAGTTAACCTCGTTGGCCTCGTTAATGAACAGATAGTTTCTTTTACGACCTCTTATTTTTTGTGGCTGGTCTGTAGAGACAAACTCTACGGTATTGCCTCCTAAGAAGTAAAGATTTTCTGACTTGTTGTGCTTTTCTTCTGAGTATAGGCCATATTTCGACAGAATTTCTATAAAGTCTCTCATTACTGAGCCTTTTATGGATGGCAACGATGAACGGCAGATAGTTAGTGTCTTCCCTTTTTCTTGTAACAATTTTACGATAAACCAGGTCAATACATTGTAGGTTTTGCCAGACCTTGTTCCGCCTTGCATAACAGATATTTTTTTTTGGCTGTTTTGCAGTATCTCGAAAACGATGTTTGTGGTTACGTTCATAGGGCATTAGGGGAAAATTAAAAAATTGGCTTTGGTAAAGCGAAACTAATACTTTTTGGTTTTATAGAGGGTAGGCCCCTAACATAAGTCAGAAATGGCGTTTTTTGACACATATTAAGTTTACCAATAGAAAACTTTATTGCCATATTGCTACGCAATCTATTCCTCGAACTCATCTTGGTCGTTCATATCTAACAACTCACCTTTGCTATGGTCATATAACGGAATCTCTGGTACCTCGGAAGCCAATGTGGCTGGAACAGTAAAGCTGTTATCTTTCTGAGTATCGAAGTTCATTATATTCTCATCACCATCAAGTTGCTTCTGCAAGTTAGGTAATTCTGATGGCTTCACTACGTTCACCGTAATCTGCTTCACCACATCCCCTTCATGAGCAACCTCAGTCTTTTCAATGTATCCTCTTCTCTTTCCTTTGGTCTTTAACAAGAACATCGTAGCCAAAGTATCACCCTTAGTAATCCTCTCCATCAACTTATGCTCTCCCCAGTCCAACATAATTTCCTCTGGCTCGATTTCAGCCAAAGCCTTCTTAAACTTAGTATCATTCTTCATCCAATTCTGATACATAGTCCTACTAATCCCACACGCTTGACAAGCAATGGTAATATTTCCAAAATTCTCCCTATAAGCAATGATAAATGCTTCTTTCGTTATGTCCTTAAACTCTGCGTTCATATTATCGGTTTTTGGTTGGCGTTCTAATTGATATAATTCCCACCTTACTCTTCACCTTTAGGTTATTGTGCCCCATCCAAGCTCCACACTTACCACACTCAAACTGCACCTCCCTAATCTGACTACTCCAAACATACTCCTCCTGGACTACTCCACACTTGCATTGATATTCTTTCTTACCAAATGTATCTTTCATAGAAGTCAAAGCTACAACTATTATACCAAAACAACAATACAAAAGTTAAAATTGGTGAAAACAATGTTTTATATCAAAAATGTGAAGGGCACATTGGCGTTGCACCATTGATTACACGAATAAACAAGGTAGGGGGTATAGTGGTATAAATTAACATATATAACACACTGATATTCAGTAGTCGAATTGTCTTATAATTACCATTATGTTAAATAGGTAGCTAATTGGGATAGGTTATTTACTTTATTTATGAATACAATTAGTTAGTGTGGCATTTACGGAACATAACACCGACCTACAAAATGAATAGCTACACTATTGGTAAAGTATGGACAATATAATATAATATACATTATTTATTTTAGTATATATTATATATTATATTCTATATTATATCTTATATTATATATTATATATTATATACTATATATAGTATTAAATATATACCAGGATAAATAACCTGGTAAAATAAGTTTACCGCTGGTCTAAATATAGACTGAAAATAATTTAATAATATTTTATATTTTTTTTGTTTATTTAATATTTGGTACTTATCTTTACTCTGTCAATAACGACAAACAAACCAAAAACCAACACAAAATGAAAAAGTTATCAGCCTACAAATTACCTCAATTAGTTATCTTTTTACTTTCTTTCGTAATGCTTTCTATTTGTTTATTCAATTTGTTAACCTCTACATTTGACAGCTCAAATGTTAAGATGTTTATGAACGGAATTGCCTTTAGTGGTATTGCTATTTTGTTTACTATTAACTCACTTAAAAAATAAGCACTATGCAACACTTATCTAACTTTCTTTTGCTTTGGGTTATTGTCTTAACCATTATTATAATATCAAAAGCAGCAAAATTACTTACTGATTATTTACTAACTAAAATTAAATAACATGACACACATTTCAATCTTAGAACTTATCAGCTTATTCATTGGTTCAATCTTAGTTTATACCCTTGCAAAGACTATCTGGCAAGAGTTAACACAATACAAATAAACAAACCTTTAAACACTACAAAACACAACACAATGAAAACAAAATTTAACAACAGCGAACTTACACACGTTTGGGCTAACCAAACTCAAACACATGGAACGGGCTCCAATATGTTTTTTGAATATGGTAGTATATATTCATACGGCTACCATTTCAAACTTGCTCAACACATGACAAACCATAACGGACAAAAGTGCGTTCTATTTAATGATAAGCACTATTCCAATACTACCTCAAAACATCAAAGCCTTGTTTGGCGTTCTATTCCCGCAAATGTTCATTTTTTCAAAGTAAAAACAATTTTCGAGGATATTAATTTAGCGTCAAACGCACATTTGGAAAACTTAAATAATTATTTAGAATATGCCGAGGAGGCAAAAAAGAAAGCAATAACAGCAACTAAATTAAAAAATGGATTTATAGAACAAACAAAAGTGGCTATTGGCGTTTTTGATAATTATAAAGCGTTTTTTAGTTTAGATGGTTTAGTATTTGAATATCAAACAATAAATAAAAGATATTCCGATATTGTTAATTGGTTGCATGATTATCAAGAGTCAAAAGAGTTTAAGCAATGGCAAATAAAACAAGAGGAAAACAAAAAGAAAGCGGAGGCAAAAGCCTTAATTGATGCAGCCGAAAAAATAGAGGCTTTCCGCCAATTTAAAATATCGTCAATCTATGCAAATTTGGGTCATTACTTATTAAGATTTAACAATGAAAGCCAAATGATTGAAACAAGCGGAGGAGTTAAGATGCCTAAACCCTTGTTTATTTCAGCTTATAAAAGATTAATTAGAAACGAGCTTGAGAAAGGCCAACACATAGGCTCATATACTTTTAACGGAGTAGATGGCGATATCGTATCGGTTGGCTGTCATAAAATACCCATGACCGAAATAAAAAATATTGTGGCTGTTTTTTAGGGTTTACTGATGAGCTGTTAAATTCAGCGAAATGACCTCTTTTTAGGGGTCATATAAACCAAAATTTTAACCATGTTTACACGTATTAACAACGACACAAACGGAAACCCTCGTTATGTTGTGCACTTTCTACAATTAGCGGAAACATACGAAAGGGCTCTTTATTTGGGCCGTAAATTAGGAGGCCGAAAGTTCCATAACAAACAATATGGAGGCGGCATAGCGTTTCAATCTTATAATACCGAGCAATTAGCCGAAAGGATAGCCGAAATAAGACAAAACGAATATTTGGCAAAATAAGCCGAAATAAGACACTAAAATTTTTAACCATGCAATGATATTAAAAAGATATTAGAGGCCGAAAATAAGCCTATAAAGTGCCTTTAAAAGCATTTTAGCTATGCTTTGCCCTTGCATATCGGTAAAAGCTGACTAAATGTGCTATAAAGTACTCTTGCATAGTGCCAAAAATCTGCCAATAGTCAGCTAACGCTGCCAAAAACCCCATGCAAAAACCTGCTAAAAATCCAGCAAAAACTCCCAAAAAACCCACAAAAATCTTTTATGGAACCGATAAAAATCTTTGATAGAAAAATATTTTTTGATTTTATGCATCAAGCATTGACACAAAATAAAGATATAAAGTACGCAATGATTAACATAGTTACATTTTCTGTAATGTTTCCAGAAATGAAGAAACTTATTACAAGTGCAGAAGATGAAATTTTAATTAATGGCATAAAAATCCAGCTATCTAAATTGTGCCCTCAAGAGAATGTTTACTTTGCTGAAGAAAAATTTACAACCATTTAACAAAAAATTAACTAAAATAAATCAAATTATAACAAAAAACCTTTAATTTTACCAAACTAAACCAAAAACAAATGCACCAATTAATTACCTTAACCCATCCAATGAAATGTGCCATAACTGGCATACTCATTGACAAAGGCGAACAAGCCTATTACAATCACGAGACAAAAAACTGCATACACCCATTGGAGTATGAGTCAAACATGAGCAAAGCTAAAATAGGAGACCCAAAAACTTATTTCAGCCGATTATCTAAACTAAACACCAAAAAACCTTAGATATGAAAACAGCCATGCAGCAATTAATTTCGACTTTTCATTTATACCAAAATAGTGCATCTACTCATGAAGAACAAGAACTATTGTCATTTTATATAAAATGTGCGGAAGATTTAATTGAAAGAGAAAAAGAACAGATAGTTGATGCTTATGATAAAGGGATAGCAGACCATCAATGGAATGATTATAATCCAGAAGAATATTATAATGAAACATATCAAAACAAATAAATTATGCCATTTTCAACTTGCTGTGGAGCTCACACCAACTACCCAGAAATTAACCTATGTCCAGAATGCTTAGAGTACTGTGATTGGGAAGATGATGAAGAAACCAACGAAGAAACAACAACAACACCAAAAAACCAATAACATGAAAAACCTACAATTTATCGAAGAGCTCGACTTTTTACTTAACGAAACTTTTTATTTTACCAGACTAGACGGAATGATTGTCTCTGGGTCAATGTCGAAAGATTATGATAAGGCGTATTTAATATATACCAATATCTTAAAAGGACAACCTAAGAGCCAAGAAAGAGTCTTGTTCGAGGTACTAATCCCATCAAACTAAACAAATGAATCAAAAACTATCCCTTGAACAAAAGAAGAAAGGCATCAAAGAAGAGTTTACTTATGTAAACAGCAACGGCAGAATCTCAAAACAATACACCTACAAAGGCATGATTATCAAATGGGATAACATGATACTAAATGGTAAATGGTTTTACTGGAGACATAGCTATTACGCCTCACTTGATGCTGCAGTACAAGGAATAGACAGACACTTAAAAATTTATAACAAAAACAAATAAACATGGACAACCAAGAAGTAGAATTAGTAGAAAGAGAATTAACACCTATTTTCCCTTGTGAGTGGTGCTTTAAGTTTGGCGATAACGAGCCACAAGTATTCGCAGCAACTAATGAGAAGATAGATGGTCAAGAACCAGCTATTAGATTAGTACTTGCTAATACAGAAGAAACAACTGTAACATTCCAAGACGGAGATAAGGCGTTCACATTATTCTGCAGACCATTAACAGAAGCAGGACAAGTATTAATTAACCAAAACAACCAACTACAAGATGATTCAAGTAACGGATTATAGAGCAATGCTGAGACATGGAGACATGAAAAAAATCTGTGCTATCACTGGACTTTCACCATACCTATTAAAGACAAGATTAGAGAAGCACGATTATGAGACAGTTGAGATAGTAAAAACTTACTACGCAAACAAGTTAGAAGCACTTAAAAACCAAATCAATGACTATAGCGAAATTTAGAATGACACGCAAGTCTTTACTAAGACCAAAAAACTATGAGGTAGATAAGGCAATAGTAGACAATGTAATAAATCATGCGGCTAATGTTTTTAAGATAAGGCCTATTATGATTACAAATAAAGGTAGATATAGAGAGAATGTACTTGCACGAAATATGTGCTTTTATATCCTTCATGTTCACTATAAACAAAAATCCGCCCAAATTGCCCCATACTTTAAAAGAGATAGAACTACAGTTTTACATGGCATAAACACTTTTGCAAATGATGTTGAAGTAGTGCCATATTACATGGAGAAATATCAAGAAGTAAGAAAGAAGATTAAGGTACCTAAATTATATTCAGACAAATAAAATCAACACTATGAATTATTTAAAAGTAGAAGCAATTATAGAAATAGATGAAA